CAAATCGAACGGGACAATAAAATTGATACTGAGCCGTCACGACTTCTCCTGCTCCTAAAGCCCCATTGGGAGCTGAACCTCCTGCCCAATTTATAATTCCGGTATCATCATCCAACGTGAAATGAGTCCCTTCAGTTTTAACTGCTGCATCTATTTTGACAATCGGTGCAAAGATACCGCTCGGTTGTATCCTTGTTTTGTTTTCATTCCACGTCTCAGTTTCACCACCATAATAAGTTTTGATAAGCTGGGTAGTCGTTTCTCCTCCCACAGCGGTAATGCTGCATTCGGTCAAGGCACATTCGTAATCGTAGGGGTCTTCAAACAGAAAGACATTATACATACCCTTCGCTCTGCTGCATAATTCTTTCAGTTTATTTCTATATGCTGTGAGCAATACATTGTAAGGTAATATCCAGTGACGTTTTGGCCTTTCCCAAACTTGATTTCTTTGCTCTTTGCCGGTATCAAACTCAACTAAATCGGTGAACCATTCTTCGCTATATCTCAAATCCCAGCCAAATAGTTTACCAACAAAAGTGTTTATTACTTCCATCCTACTTTACCTTTTCTTAATAGACGACCGTAATGGATGATTCCCAATCAAAGCACCTTGCATCATCGTAGCAATAGCTCTTTTGTTTCTACTCAAAAATTGGTAAGTGCCAGCAGCGTCAATAGCATTAACATTGATATTAAGTGTAACTGCTTTCCCTTGCTCATTATTGACACCGGGCCATTTTTCTCCTTTGTGCACAACAGCCAGTCCTGTCTTTGTGACTTCACCTCCGTGCTGCAAACCGGGTGTTCCTGCACCACCGCCACTCGGCATCGGCATACCGAATGTTCCCCCAAAAGCTGAACTAAGAGCGTTAAACATCATTTGTTTAATTATCATGCGAGTCAAGTCCTTCAGAATAGACTCAGCTAAAGAAGCAAAATCAGCTTTGCCTGTTAAGGCCAAATCTGTTAAAGCATCTGCTGTACTATCCAATGCACTGACTGCAATATCAGCCAAGTTATTCCAAATGTCGTTAGCTGCAGAACCCCACTCTCTCAATTTTGAGGTTGCTTTTTCAAAAGCTTCCGATGCTTTCTCTGGTATTGTGACTAAAGCTTTTTCCATTGGTTCTTCAATTTCTTCAGCAGTAGTTCCAATTTCTCCAAGACTCTCGTTCAATTTCAAGAGAGGCTCCTCGAATGCCTCTGCCAACTCGGGTGGTACAATATCTTTAATCGAGACCCCAACATCTTCCCAGACCCCTTTGAGCTTCTCGCCCAGAGATGGTCCTTCAGGAGCTTCTACTGCTCTTGCTTTTGAAACAAGACCAGCTCCAGCTCCCATCATTGCAATCCGTCCTGCAGCAACAGCAGGTGACAACATAGATAATTTGCCTAAGACACCTGTAGGTTTACCCGCTTCAACTAACCATTTACCAAGCCCTTCAGCGAATACTCTCACAAACGCTCGCCATGCCCGCGAGGCAACATCAACCATCACGACTATAAGAGACTCGCCAAAACCTTTGAAAAATTCAAGAGAGATTCCAAGCCCAGCTTTGAGTCCTGCTGGCCAATCTGATTGCACAAATTTGATGAAAGCCCACAAAACATCCTTGACATAAGTCATATAAGCAACAGCTCTCTCAGCAAATTGACCTATCCTCTCTTGATTTCTTTCTGCCCATTCTTTTACTGCTCTTGCAGAATCTTTTATTCCTGGTATGAAAGCAGCACCAATCTTTTCAGCAACATCGCCAAGAGCATTCCACATTTGTTTCAAAGCACCACTTGCAGTATTAACATCTCTTGCTGTGCCACCAAACTCACCTTCGAGTTCCCTGAGTATGACAGCTTGTGCTCCTGCAACATCTCCAGTTTCTACCAGCCTCTTTATCATCTCTTTCTGGACTTCAGTGAATTGAACACCTACTCTGCTTAATGCAGACATTCCAAGAATTGGATCATTAAGAGCTTTGCCAAGTCGAATCGAAGTCGATGTAAGGTCTACAGCTCTACCTGATACATTAGCTTCCGCTGAAGCCATATCAAGGGCAGCTTCAGTCGCTCTTTTGAATTCGTCTCCTTTTATATTTTTGAAAGTTAATAACATAGTCTGCATTGCAATTATTGTTTCATCACCAAATCTTGTAACCTGCTGTAAAGCTGCAGCTTGTTCTATTAACTGCTTTTTAGTGAATCCTGCTGCATGACCAGTCGCTTTGAGAGTAATGTTTAATCTATTTATAGCATCCTCTTGCTTCATCGCAGCACGTGTAACAAGAAAAAATGCACCAGCAATAGCCAAACCTCCCCATTTAGCATATCGCACTATCTTACCCCAAGCTGCTTTGAAAGAAGTAGCCATCTTACCCCAAGCTGCTTTAATTTTATTTACAGTTTTTGTAACTGCACTCTTAACTTTAGCAAGCTGGGCTGGTAGTTTGCTGTCGTCAACTTTTATACCGACTTCAGCGGTCATAAAGTTCATTATATAAACTCTCTCTCAATTTGAAAACATTCCCTAATCAATTCAAAAACTTCTTTAACTTTATCAGCAGGGACATATAACTCGATGTCTCCCAGCACGGCTCGATGGTCAAGATCTATAATTTCACCCATAGGTGCTACATGTACTTGGCCTCTGACAAGTAAATATATATTCCAAATTTCAACATTCACTTCATCTAATGCTATGCAACACTGTTCGCAGGGCGGCTCTTTTTCACCATTAGCATCATACAATTCTATACAGACTTCACAGTCTGGTTTCCGACACTGCCGTTCTACGAACTCTCTGAGTTTTTTAATCTTGCCTCTTCAAATTCTTCATTAGAATCAACAAGTGTCTCAAGCGAGTCTACAATGAATTTTACAAAAGATGTAATCTTCATTGCCCGAATTTTGTTCTCGCGTGTACATTCCACTGGTTGGCCATCAATTGATACTTCTTTCCAATCAGTGATACAGTAGTCCCAGCGTTCTTCTGCGGCTAATTTCTCGTCGACGATCTTCTCGTCGTATCGTCTGCCAGTACCACGCTCGAACTTTGGCTTACTCTTCTTAGTCGTGAGCTTCTGGATTCGACGATGCTCATCGGGCGTAAGCTCACGAAGACATACACCACCAAGCTCAGAATTGTCTAGAGAAAAATAGAACCAAGAACCTTCATTCTTAGAACTAAGGCTCAGCATTTTGTACCTCCTATATTTAGTTTTTGCAACTTTGTTACCGAACTCCAGCACAGATAAGCTCGACATCCTGTGCACCACCCTCGGCATGGACAAATTCGAGTGAACCAGTCGTGGCTCCAATTGTCAAGCCAGCACCAGGGAAAGTCATAAAGAGTTCACCATTATTAGGTAGCTTTAGAACATCTGTAGCTGCCTCAAAAATCGGGAATATCTCTGCAGCATTATTGCTAATCTCAAGTTCGCCACCAGTGAGGTTCTTGATGTACAACACTTTGAGTTTGGTGATAGCAAGGCCAACAAGGAAAGCATCCTTCAAGGCCACACCGTTGAGGTCCACAAGGTCCAGGGTAGTGATGCTAAGAATGTCGTGAAAGAATACATCGCATTGGTCCACATCCGAACCGTCTGCAAACTGTACACCCCTAGCCTCGCTGATCTTGTCTATAGCACTACCGAGTTCTTGGACGCTGCTGTTATCGCCCTGTGCGACCAGACTTAAATCAAAATTCACGCTCACGTTATCCATAAGTATTCTCCTTATATTAAAGTACAGTTAATTGTTAATTGGCGACTCAGTTACTACACACGCTTCAACGCACCGCATATTCGCAACGTAGCACTGAAGGTACCTACACCAGACTTGTCGTCCCCAATAGTCTTAGCAGCAGTAACAACAGCATGTGATGGGATGTTATCCACTGTCAGTGTAACTGCAGGGTCCGGTGTGAAGTATTTATTGCTCGCCTTGTCAACGTACAACTTAAGATCTGTTATACGTCCTGAAGGTGTTCCGTCTGCAAGCTTGGTCTCGAGCAGCATCTGCCCTGCATCACCCATCAGGAGGTTACCTGAAATGGTAACATTCCCGCCTGTAATTTGCATCGGAATTGCCATAATATGTTCATCTTCAAACTCGTCAATGTCCTGCATGTTACGTGTTTCGCCGTCGTAACTCCAGGTTGTTCCACCTCCAATTTTTTGTGCGCCAATATATACGGCTCCTTTGTAACCTGCTTTAGGTGCTGTCATAATCATTCTCCTTTTTGAATTACTAATTTATATGTTATATTGTACTGCCAAATTTTCTCAACTCTAATCATGTTGGCAGATCCTCTTTCTAAACTAACAGGCTCGTAACCAACAACAGCCAAGTCATGAAAATCAAATGCTACTTTCAACGCTTCAAAAGCAGCACAAACTTCTGTTGCAAGTGTTTCTTCACTGAATAATACAAACATTATCAAGCAGTCTTCAAAATTTTCTGTAAAAGTCCAATCCGCTGTAATGTTAGTCGAAAAAACACCATAAGGAAATACCGCTTCTGGAGGAGCTTCTACATTGTAAAGTTCCGTTAGCTTGTTAACTAATGCTGTTGCTTTGAACCTATTCCATATTGCTTCAAATAATACCTGCATTTATTTTGCCCTAAAAATTTTTTTGATTTTAGCCATGTTATCATGCAAAGCCCGACGCAGAGGAGCACGAGCAGTCATCTTGGCTGTACCCATTTCAATGTAAGGAAAGTATTCAACATTGCTACCAACCTTAGCAGACTTTCCATCAGATGCTATCTCATGTGTAATACTACGCCTTGCAGTGCCAGTCTTGACTGGACAGTAACCTGGTAGTTTCGCAGTTCGTTCAACAAGCAAAGTTGCCTGCTTAAGCATCTGTCTAATCAGCCTATCAGCTTCCGATAAAATTTCGTCTGTATTATCTTTAATCATTCTATTAACTTCAAATCCAACACTAAAAACCTGTTAACTTCATCAACATTGTTAACATCTACTATCTGATAAATTTTGCTCTTATATTGTACACGGTCTTTAACGGTTACATCAACC